TATCTGCAACAGATTTACCTTCAAGTGCATCTTCGACTTCTTTTTTCGATGCTAGATTACCAATACTATCTAATACAATAATAAGTTTATCACCACGATTTACTTCTTGAAGCTGTTGCATTATATCGAACTTCAACTGTTCAATGTCAGTCAAAGGTGTATGTAATACTCTGTCCATATCGATATCGAATGTTTCAAAGTATTTGATAGGAGTACCAAACTCACTATCGTAGAACAAAAGAACTGCATCGGGATATTTGTCCATGTATGATTTTGCCATCAACAGACTAAATGCAGTTTTAAAGTGTTTAGATGGACCTGCCCACATAGTTAAACCTGGTACAATACCACCATCAAGTCGACCACTCAATGCCACATTCACCATTGGCACGGATGTCGATACAATATCTTTCTCATTAAAAAATTTTGATTTGGATAGAATCGCACTATCTTTAATCGTTGTATTCTTTTTCAACTTATCAAGTAAACTCATTTCAATTCTCCATCTATTTTGGTAATCTTATTTTTAGGTATGTGTTCCATGCCATCATCTGTAAAGAATGATTCTAAACTAGGACCAGCAGGTGTGTCAAGCACTTTTTTCTTCTTTGCCTTTTTAGGTTTTATTTCTACTTCAGGCAATTGTATGTTGCGTAATGTTTGTTGAGAAGCAATCAACAATAAAACGGCGAGAGGGTCAAAAACAACAATGATAATGATGATGACGGTTCTTACTGCTTTATCTATGAAAGATGGGTCGTCTTTCGAGTAGAACATCTCGGCGATATACTTAATAGGACCAATCTCTGCCGCTAACTTGTTTTCTTCTGCCATCAAAGGCAATTTTTCAGTTGCAAGTTTCTTTAACTCTGCTTGTGTTTCTTGTATTTGATTATCAATTTTTCTTGTTGCAGTTGCCGGGTCACCTGCTCTCTGCAAAAGGTATTGCAACCTTTCTTTAGCAATCTTTTCTTGTGTTTCAATCGTTTTGATTTGAACACTATTTGCACCAAGAATTACATTTGATTCAAGGTGTGCTTTTGAAAGGTATCCAAAAATACCCATTGAAGTAATCAACATCAACAATACAATTGCGATACTGAAATAGTAACGCATAATTGGCACGGTAACACTCCAATTGTTATATAGCCAAGAAACTGTTACCAATTTGGCGAGTTCTAGTATCGAACCCATAATGATAATAGGCCAGAAAGAACCTGGAAAAATTTGAGCGAGGCCTATCACCGAATAAAAAGCGGCAATCGCTGATAGTGCAATCGCAGTTAAAAACGGCAATAGAACCTGCGTCATGCGAAAAAGTCCTCCAATGAAGATTGTTTCTCAGTTTTCCAACCAATACAGTTAAGAATCACTTTAATCGGTTCGATAAACGATTTGTCAAATTGTAGGTCATAGTTTACATATTCATTTAGACCCATTTCTTTCGGTAGTCGAACAGGGAAAGAAATCACATCTTCTTTCAATGGGTTTGGTGTTTTAAGGTATGTAAACTTCAACTTCTCACCTTCTTGAATGAGTGGGTATGATTTAGTTAGATTCTTCTCTTTCAACATGAAATTATAAAGAATCGCACCTCTTACATGAATTGGTGTGCCTTTCTTGTAGAGTGTGGCAGAATCCGAATAGTCTTTCAAACCATTGATGCCACGGGGAAACGCAACATCTTCTGGTGGTAAAGTTTTGAATTCTTGTTTGAACTTCTCAATAAAGTCCTGCACATCTTGTTCTGTGGCATTTACAATCAATGAAATAGTTTGTTTCATCTTTTCTCGTATAACTGCCGGAGTAGATGACTTGACCATTTCGAGACCCATCACTTTCATTTGTGGTTCTTCATACTGAACACCCTCATTGTTATACACATTGAGAATGTATCGTTTCTTTGCAGTCCAAATACCTTTGTCAGATAAAGCTTCACGCTTCATTTGCATTTTTTGGGAATACGCATGGACATACGAAGCAAGTTCCTGATAACTTTCGTCAATAAAAGGTTGTATTTTATCTTCACAAACTTTATCCATGAATTGGATGATTTTGTTAGAATCCTTTGTTTGCGGATACACCTTATCAATAAGGTCACCAAGGCGGAGATAAATCGAGTCTGTGTCTGAGGCGATAACATAATCTTCATTTTCTGTCTTTAATAGTTTATTCATGTATTGATTTAGTTTATTTTCAATCCAACGAATAGACAATTGACCGGCAAGCGTAACTGCCAATGCCTGCCGCAAATCATAGAATCGAAAATACTGTGACCCTAACGCACCATAAGCGGAGTTTAGAGACACTTTCTTTGCAAGTTGAAGATTATTATATCGTGCCACAAGTTTATCAATCTCGACCTTTTTGACCGGGTCTTTTTCATTGACATAATCTTGTTTCGCCTTTAACATCATTTTCTTAAACTTCTTTCTATCTTCATACATTTCTTCCATCATCTTTGGTAAGAAGCCTTGTATGTCGGTTCGAAAGAACTGACCATTTGGTGTTAAGGTACAACCATGTAGTTTAGAGGTATCAATTTCTGATGCCAACAAACTATTGACATTGACATTCTGTTTAAGAACATCACGCATTTCTTGGGTGTAGTTTTCTGGTTCAACCAATGTCTCTGGTGAAATATTGTATTGAATCAAAAGGTGTGGGTAAAGACTGTTCAAGTCAAACGATGCAACCCAATTGTGCATGCCGACTTGTGGGTCTTTCACATATGCGCCTTCAAATGCAGAATTTTTTCTTTGAATCACTTTTGGTGGGACAATAATCTTTTTCTCAAGCAAATGAGAATAGATTAGAGCATCCCACATACGAGTTTGTGCAAACACATCTTCATAGTTTGTTTTTGTATCGTATGCAAGAGTAAGTGCCAACTCTATCAGTTTTAGTTTATCTTCAAGTTTGACGATAAGTTCCACATCTTTGATGTTGTATTCAATAAATTTTTGATAGTTAAGTCTATACAATTGATGTAGGTTGTCGTATTCGTCATATGAGAGTTTGTTTTCACCAAGTTCGACATTCGCAATATTATCCAGTTTATAAGATTCTTGGGACTTGCCACCTGGCGCATACCATTTGTATAATTCAATGTAATCAAGTGTGGCAACACCACCAATGTTGTATTGAATCAGTTCTCGCCCATTGATTGTAACTTTTCTTTCCCACATATAGTTCCAAGGAGAAAGTTTCTTCGCTTCATCTTCACCGAGAATCATGCGAAATCTATTGACAAGGTATGGGATATCAAAGAAGTCGATGTTCCAACCTGTGACAACATCAGGACAATTTTCTTGCCAATCTTTTAAAAACTTTTTGCAAAGGTCATATTCACTATCACATTTGATGTAAACTTCTTCGCCTTTTGTTTCATAGTCACCACAACCATAAACAGTTGTACCACCATTCAATGTTTTCCATGCAATGGCAGTAATTGGTTCAGTTGTTTTATATGGGTCAGGAAAACCATTCTCAGAACCCACCTCAATATCAATAATGGCAATGTTGATGTGTTGAATGTCCCAATCAATTTGACCGACAAATTCATCTGCAATAAATGAATATTCAAACCTGTCGTTGCCATAAATTTTGAAATTTTCAACACCATCATACTTGCGAACAAATTCTTTGGCGTCACGAATATCACCAAACTTCATCGGTTCGAGGTTGTCCCCGAACAATGTTTTCCATTCGGATGGTTTCTTAGATGGTAAAAACAGAGTAGGCGAGTATTGAATTTTCATCTTTACTCGCCTACCGTTTTTGACACCTCTAAAAAGAATATTGTTGCCTTGAACGGCAACATTTGTGTAATATCTACTCATTCAAATATTGTATCATACTATTGGCATTGCAGAGGCAATTTGAATACCAGAACCGAATACTTGATTGTATTGATTCTCTAATTCACGGCTGGGAGTTGTAACACAAAGAACATCTTCTTTAGATATTTCAATACCCGTTTTGAACTCTAGTGCATAGTCCAAAAATGGTGCAAAACCCATCATTGGACCTTCTTTTGTGGGTTGAACAACCACTTGAACTGGTTGTTTAATTTTGAATCGACCAAGACCTATGTTGGCCAATTCTTCATCGGTTTGTGCTAAAATCGTGTGATTCGTTTTGAATGTTATTAGTTTTATTGTCATAGTGTTTAATCTCAATTATTGATTCTTTAGGTTGTTTTATGGCAAACTCTGTTGCTTCTTTAAGGTTCGGAAAATTTTTAGAGTTCACCATACTGGTATTTCCGATATAGTAATAAACTCTATACATTAACTCTAGTCTCCGCAGGAAGAACACCAATCGTCACCCATCGTTTTGGGAAAAGCATTTCACGACCTTGAAAGTCCCTCATATCATAATTAGGGTCTTGCATCCAACCAACCACTTCGACCATATTATCGAATTCACGGAGAAACAAATCGTACCTTTCGGCACGGGGCATTTTGTTTTCGATGGCGAGTTTCTTGGCAATTTCACGGGTGTTCATTCTTTTCTTTCCTTAAATAGATTGTCTTTTTTATTGACAGTATAATTATAACTCAAACAGGTTCTAATTTGCAAGTGGTATAAAGGCAAAAGTAAAATATTTAATTTTATTGCCTAATAAATTTACTAAAGTCGGGAGGTTGCCATCCTTCAGGTTTCAAAACTTTACCATCTTCTCGTTTCAGAACTTTTCGGGTTTCTCTATCAATTTTTCTCAAATTACTTAGAGCACCTTCATCCCAAATTCTTTCACAATCCCAACCCCTTGATAACATATACCCAACAATCACCCACATCATATCAAAACATGCATCGATAATTTCGGTGTCATCGTTTGCATTTCTCGCTTGAATATATTCGTTGAATTCTTCTACAATCAAATTGTGATATAATGAAGATTGTGGAATGTTGGTTTGAGTCGTGGTTTGCCCTGCTGCTGCCATAAAGACATGCACATCACTAAAAACTTTAGACATTAGAATTTCTCTTTTAAAAGTTCAGATTGATAAGTTCTTTGTCTCAACTCGGAAGAACTAAACCGATGTGTGCGAGAATTGTAATATGTTTTGATACCTCTTGCATCACAAATTTCACGGCCTGTTAAAGCTCTGTCTTTATATTCTTCACCACAAATACGCAAAGTAATAGGTAAGAACATCAACAAATCTTCTAGGTCTTTTTCGGTGTCATAGACAATAATTTCATCTACGAATTTTACGGCAGAAAGTTGAACATATCTTTCTACAATAGATTGAACTGGTTTGTTTTTGACATTTGGTCTGTCGATTGTTGGGTCTGTTTGTAAACCAACAATGAGATAGTCACAGATAGACTTGCACTCAGCAAGCATTAGAATATGACCTGCATGAAGAAGGTCAAAAGTAGAACAGGTAAAGCCGATTGGCCGACCAATCATATCATCAGGTAATACTAGCATCATATAACTCCATTATCTAAAGGTTAGTCCGGTCAATTAAGACCGGACTCCTATTTATTAACGATTCATCACATACATTGTGATTTCGAAACCAAAACGCATATCAGTTGCTGTTGGTGTTGTCCACAT